GACCTTCAGAAAGAGGGATCCGCGCCTCGTACTGCGATTAACGTCACGCCTCGAGGGCACACCTAAGTGCTCAAGAGAGTGAGAGCCATATCTCATAATGGAAAGGAAAGAGGGGAAAGTGAAATTTCCCTTGTCTTCCAGTCGATTATGAATGCGATAAACCCATTCTCTTCTTCTATCCAGATGATATCTGGTGAGGAAGGAAGAGAAGAGGGCACCGCTAATGGTTCTTGGAACGTCATGAACGTACTTGACCGTGGGAGATAATCCTTTTGTTCTGTATGTGTGTAATTTCTTATCGTAAAACAAATTAGTATTACGGAAGAAAGAACGCCAATGCAGGCAACCAATATCATTGGTAGCATAAGGTAATCTCCTTCGAGTGGTACGTTCAATGTACTGACGCATATAGTTGCTGGTTATCCACAAGCCTTTCTCATAAAAGAGATTGGCTAAAGATACAAGAGAAACTAATGTTTCAGTATCTCGCAGATTGCTAGTGTCTTCATAATGACGAACATAAAGAGGAGTAACCATCTCCCCTTTGTAATAGTCGCCACCGCAGGATTCGCGAAAGAACCCTGTGGAGAAGGACTTGTCGTGGTTCACATTGAGTCCAAAGGACTCAAGGTGTTCAACGACACTAGCAACCGTCTCTGTGGGTATGATGATATCATCACCATAAACACAGACCTCTTCCAAAACAGATTGTATGGAAGAATGCGACGGGGCAATGCCACGGTATTGCAAAATACCATAAACGGTGATAGTACAGAAGACCATTGCTTCAATGGGAAAGCACAAAGCTGATCCCATCGAAGCAAATTTGGAAAGCTGTAGAATTTCACCATCCGGCATCTCGGCCTTGGTCGATCTACAATCTTGAATAAAATTTAAGAAAGTAGGACAAGATGAGAAGATTGTTTTGACAAGGTCATTACTGACCATGTCTGAAGCATCTTTCAAATCTATGGTAGACAAACTACCATCCAAAGACCCAAGCCTAGCCCTATTCTTGTTCTCATCTTGAGATGAGAACCTTATTGACTTTCTATAAAAACTTTCGTTTTCAAGGAAGTCCATAAGAGGCTTTGCTATACTCTGCTGCATTAGCATCATATAGCTGGGCTCAACAGAAATAGTGCGAGGTGCCTTTAAAGTCTTGGGGACTTGAATAACCTTCACAGGAGATTCAAGCTCGACAGGGACATAACTAATGTGGTCAAGTGACACAGAGTCATTATGAACACAAAAGAAAGAGGAAGGAAAAGAACTTTCCGACCTCTCAGGCCAAACAGATATATCATTTCTAGCGTTAAGCTTGAGACGATCTGCTGTTACACCTGGTCCAAACACACCTGGGAATTGATAAAATTCGGAGGTGTGTGATTCAAGTCGACCCCATAGAATTGAACTAACAAGCCTGAAATGGCAGCTAGTAAAGCTATGAGGAAACCCTGAGACTTTTTGCTCATTGGATTTGTACCTTTCGTAAGCTTCATGTATTCTTTTTTTAGAGCATGGCTTCTCGACTTTCTTAAAAAGTCGAGTAACCTGTCGAATAAAGAATATAGAATCTACGCATGGGTGCTCCAATAAGCAACCGTTGTCATCAAAGATGCGTCTGAAGAAACCTTGCATTAAAGCAGGGAGACTCCCTCTTCTTTTAAAGGGTTTGAAACCTTCAAAAGAGGATTGTGAGACGTGACCAGATGATAAGCCTTGTAAAAGGCAGTCATCCAGTCGAGGTAGAGTAATCGTAAGAAAACTCCACCCTTCTCTTTGAAAACGATTTTTCATTACTGAAAAATCGCGTTCGACGGTTATTCCTAGCTGCAGTTTTGCATCGAGCAAAACCCGCTCAAGGAGCATTGTCGGTATTTTCATCACTTCCTCCAAAAGATACGAGGTGTGGTGAGACCGTCCCATGCACGTGGCGAATTAGGTTTCGCCACCCAGAAGCTTGTAAAGACGTTCGTAGGTGTTTTCGTTAACACCAGCTGCGACGGCGAGATAAAGATCTTTGAGCTCTGTATCGGTAAAACCGAAACGGGGCTCATCGAGAATAATCATCGCAGAAGCAGTAACTTCTTTAACAACCCCAGTAATAGGGTCCGTAACGATCTTCGGCAGTGTCATTCGCGCCTCACGGCGAAAACGAGCTGCAGTAGAGTTCTGACGAAAAGTCAGAGTCAAACCGGATTCAGCATTATAGAACTTGCCAAGGTTCTCCGGATTAGGAGTGCCTTGGCGAATGAAGTTCTTATTGCCGTACCAGTTGATGACTACGGGATCTGGAAGCATGGAAATCTCCTATCTATCTGTGAGAGATAAAGTTTGCACTTTATTTTTCCGCATTATCACAATGCAGGAATATTCAACGTGCTAATCGGGAATAACCCATAGCACCTAGAATACTCATTTGATGGTCAGAGAGGGAATCCTCAAGACCAAAACCGAAAGGCGTAGCGAAGTCTCGCATCTTAACAGTGCGAGAAACGGTACGTTTGGAGGAAGCACTCGAAACACTACCATTCTTAGATGAATAGTAGTAAGTCGTATGATGAGCCTTTTTCCAATATTCTTCGGAGTGCATAGTGTAGGCGTAGTCAAACCAAATACGGTCAGCTACACCTGCATCAACTGCACTCATGAAGTCGCCGAGGCCAGTGAAGTAATCAACTAGCCAAGACCATGGAATCATATTGTAAAGTTGGGACGGAGACATAAAGTCAACACCCATAATCTTACGATATAAGGCTTTGTTCCATTGATCGTCCCTAGGACCAGGGGGGAGCAAATATCTTGCTTTCCCTTCGGCCCAAGTACGGGAGGATTTTCCGGAGACATACGTAGAGTGGCCAGAGGCATTCTGAGGGTAACACTGAGTAACCTGGTGCGGAAACGCATTAGCATTCCAAGCACCAGTATTATATTCAGTGTAAGAACTCGTGTCAGCCTTATTCCGGTTTTCACCGGAGAGATTGACAGAACGTCTTACTGGTTTTCCTTCATCACGAAGAAGTTGATCGAACCGTTTCTTCCGGCCAGAAAAGGCTTCAAAGAAGGTTCGGATATCCTTCATAAGAGGTTCGTAGCCAAATTTATACGCTAAGTATAAATCAGCTGCCGTACCACCAAAGGCAGGAGACTTACGTTGAATTCGCGAAGATTCCTTACGGACTCTAGAGCGAATATCTTGTAAGGCTTCTTTTATGCCTGGAAGGAGATCTTTCAACTCATAGAGCGAGGAAACAGCTGTAAAATCAGGCCTTGTAGGCATGAGTCCAGCAGTTGCTTTGGCACCTTGATTACGAAGGTAGACCTTTAGATTATCTGCTTGAATAGCAGGGAAATCAGGAGTCATATTATTCGGCATCAAAGAACCCGTGAAAGCACGGGCAGCGCCAACGCGGTACATGGTAATGTTATCACCATATGCCTCGTCCTCATACTTCCACATAAACCAAGGACCACCGGAAACATAGTTACCGTTGACCCGAGG